TGTGTTAAATTGTATCTTTCTAATCATGCGACAAGCTTGATTATTTCTAAGTTCTACGGGGTAAAATGAGCATAAATTGTTATTGTATCTCTATTGCCCCGTAACATCTAAAAATAAAAACTCCACTAAAATAGTAGAGCTTTAATAGCTATTTGATAGACAAGCATTATCAATACGGCTAGTGTTATGATAGTACCTTGAATTATAGTGTCCTTATTTTCCCTGTAATATCTCCTTAATTTTCTTTTGTTAACAAGCATGTTTTTGTTTTAGTTTATAAAGTTTTTATTTTATAAAGTGAAGAAGGAATATAATGTATAAAACACTCCAAATCATACTAATTTTACATATTATTTTAATAGTTTTTTCTGTCTTTTTATTCATATATTTTTATGTTAAATTAATACTAGCAATTAGATAACTTTTAGCCTCTTTGCTTTTTAAATATTTAGTTGAGCAATTATCACATCTAGCAATACGATTAATTGTTTTTGTTGCTTTTTCGCCACAATTACATTTCATACTATTATATTTATTAATTAATTCTATTGTTAGCACTATAACTTGATATAATGCTAACTAAGATTTAATTATAATACATTATCAGCATATTGGTTTGAATATGTATATCCATATTCCTTTAACTCTTTTAAGTGCCTTGCTGATAACTTGTCTTTATCAATGCTACCTTCCTTCATTGTCTTTAATACAGTTGCTTTATATCCATATAAAGCTGGTACTATTCTAACTTTTACTTTATCCATATGTTTGTTCCTTTCTTATTTAAAAATTAAACTTTATTTACCTTAATTTAATAGTAGCATAGATAACAAAACAATGCAATAGCTAACTGTTGATAACTTTTAGATCTAGATAAGATACTTTATTTTATACTTAACACGATACAAGTATCAAGTCAGGTAATTCTATCGCCTTAAATCGCCTTAGGATTGTCCATAATTTAACTAAACACCATAAATCACTAATAACTTACAGTTTATAGGATAGTATAGGATAACAATACAATACTACTAAGCTACTCATGAGCTACAAATCCCCTCATAACTTAAGTATAATATGTATGTATAGTATAGGTTAGACAATAACCCCCCTCCAGTATGTATCCATACAGTTGGTTGTTATATCTATTGTATACAGGACATACACACACACACTACACTATTGAATAGGCATAGAGGGGGGTAAAGCCCAAGTTACTTCTTGTATATATTTTATATAGAGATATAAATAAAACCATCTAAACACTATACTTAACACACACAATAAAGAGGTCTTTTTACCCCATATATCAAAGAATAACGAAAAGGGGGCGATATTAGAGATTTGTCAACCCCTAATCATTTACTATTAGAGGGAAAAGAAAATGACCAACTCTAAATACACGGGGTATTTGTGCACTATTTCGTGTTATAATATAACTTAACAGTGTATAGGCACTAAACAACATATGCTTAACGGACTATATATACTATACTAGAAACATAGGGCGATATAGAGAACACCTATTTGACAACATTGAGAAAATAGTATATAATTGAAGCATAGTTAATTTTCAATTAGGAGATAGTGTCCTATGATATAGGTAATCGGAGTGTTAGTTCGCTACTATCTGAAGATTATCACGACACTATTTCCTCAGCTGAAAGTTAATTAAATAAGTAATATAAAAGAAATGGGACACAAGAACATATTTAGAAAGAATGTACCTCTAAGTGAGTATGCATTGAATCAATCACGTGAAGACCAAAAGGAATGTAAAAATAGCTAATATGGTAGAGCCAACAGATAAACAAAAAGAAGCCGCTGATATAATCATAGCACAGAAAGTAGTTAAAAAGGTTAATAAAGGTAAGGCTTTAAAGGAAGCAGGATATAGTGATAGTGTATGTAAGACCCCTAAACTTGTAACAGAGTCTAAGGGATTTTTAGCTTATATGGATAATAGTGGATTAACAGATGAGAATCTAGCAGCATACCTAGCAGCAGATATAGAGAAGAAACCAGGTAATAGACTAGGAGAGCTTAAACTAGCTATGGAGGTGAAAGGATTAAAAGAGAACAATATCAATGTTAATATGCAACAGGCAGACGATACGTTCGCTTTAATGAAGAATATAATAGAGGGAGACACAGATGGAGAAAAAGAAGAAGTTTAAAGATGTTAGTGATTTAAGTAAAGCGTTTTTAACTTATGACCAAGCAGCTGGTAAAGACATACCAGTGACATTCGGAGAAGGACAAAAGAAGATATTTAATACTATAGTTCAAAGAAGACATCCTTACGTACATTGTATGACTTATACACAGTATGGAAAGTCATTCGCTGTAGCATCCGCTGTATTAACTAGAGTATTGACACACCCAGAGAAGTGGGCTATTATCGCACCTTCACAACCTAAAGCTATGATTATAATGAAATATATCATAGAGTTTTGTAATAAGAATGAAGCATTTAAAACAATGCTTGAAATAGAAGAGGGTAGTAAGAAAGGTAATAGACTACTACGGGAAACAAGTAAGAGAAGAATAGTGTTTCGTAATGGGGGAGAAATATTTGTTCTATCCGCTGATAACAGAAACAAGGCAGCAGCAGGTGAAGCTCTAATGGGATTCGGTTCTCCGAACATCGTATTAGATGAGAGTTCACTAATAGATGATGATGTATATAGTAAAATTAAACGTATGCTTGGTGGACATAAAGACCATTTTATGTTTGAGATTGGAAACCCTTTTAAAAGGAATCATTTTTGGAGAAGTAGTAATGATGAAGACTATTCACACATAATGGTAGATTGGCAACAAGGAGTTAAAGAAGGAAGAATAGAAGAGAAGTTTGTAGAGAGCATGCGTAAGGAGTTTGACTTCGGAGTTATGTATGAAGTTAAGTTTCCAGAAGAAGAAGACGTTGATGTAGATGGATGGACTATCCTTTTAAATGAGAGTGATATTAAGACAGCTTTTAGAGATTCAGACCCAAATGCTTATGGGGAGAAGCGTTTAGGTGTGGATGTAGCTAGAAGTGGTGGTAACTATAATGTATGGGTTTTAAGAACAGCTAACTATGCTGAGATTATAGGAAGAACCACAACAGACAACTTAATGGATATTGTAGGTATGACTAAAGACTTCGCTGAGAAACATGGAGTCACAGATAATAATATATTCCTAGATGCCACTGGAATGGGAGCAGGAGTATATGATAGATTTAGAGAACAGAATTGGAATATCTCTGGAATCAATATGGCTGAGAGTGCCCTTGATAAAGAGAAGTATGTTAATATAAGAGCAGAAGCATATAAGAGAACTAGAGACTGGCTTAAAGCTGGTGGAACAATCAATAGAGATGCTAGATGGCTTGAATTATGTGACATACGATACAAGACACGTAGTAATGGAAAGATTCAAATAATAGATAAATTAACGCTTAGAAAGCGTAACATAAAATCACCTGATGTAGCTGACGCTTTAATGCTAACATTCGCTAGACCAGATGAAACAATGAGCCTCTATAACATAAAAGCGGCTAAAGTAAAACAAAGTAAACAACCAACATATGAGTAACAAACAAGAACATGAAATATTCGGCTTATTGAATAATGACATAGCTGATTATGAAGAACCTAGTGGAGTTGAAATCACAGATGGATATTTTTTTAATATGAAGGAAACTATTAATAAGATAGAACTTTATAGAGCATCAAAGTTTAAATCTGGTGATAGAGATTCACAGGGAGATAAGAAATTCTTTTATAATATAGTTAATCCTCAATGTGGTAATGCCACAAAGAATATTGACATAGATAGAAAAGATGTTAGAGTAAAAGCTAATGATGGAAACCATAGAATCCAAGCTATGATTTATAACGAAGAACTAAAATATTGGATGAGAGAAAATAATATTGGATATCTTTTCAATAAGATTTCAGAAGAACTACCTAAATATGGTAGCGTAATTATAAAGAAAGTTAAAGATGATGTCAAATTCATACCAATGAGAAGATGTAAATTTGACCCAGCAGTTAATAATGATGAGAACAATTATAATATTCAATCAAGCTATTTCATAGAAGAACACTATTATCAACCAGACGGATTAAGAAAGATGGTAAAGAAAGGTTGGGATAAGAAAGTAGTAGATGAGCTTATTGAGAATATGAGAAAGAATCAGGATAATGATATACTTGTATATGAGTATTACACTGAAATGCCTAAGAGCGAAGGAAGTGATACTTATGAAATGAGTGTAGCTTATATGTCAATGATTGATGTTAAAACCGATAAGGGTAAATCATTTAAAGGTAACAACACTAAAACAGGTAAGTTATTATTTAAAGGTCCTGTAAAGAAAATGCCTTATAAGAAAATAGATTATCTTACAATAGAAGGAAGAGGATTAGGTTTAGGAATAATTGAGATGTTATTTGACCCACAACAGAGAAAGAATGAAATGGCTAACCAGAAGGCTAAGTCAATGAAACTTTCATCTAAACACATCTTCCAAACAAGAGATACAGCAGTAGAAGGAAATATAATGACAGATGTAATGGATGGTGACGTACTTAAAGTTAATAGTGAGATTACTCCACTAGCTAATGAAGAAAGAAATTTAGGAGCATATGCACAAGAAGAAGGAATATTATCAGACATAATTAGAAGTAATGCTAACGCATTTGAGATTACAACTGGTGAAGGATTACCTAGTAGAACTCCATTTAGATTAGGAGCATTAATGAATCAAAACGCTGGAAAGCTATTTGACTTTATTAGACAAAATATATCTATGTTCTGGGAAGAGGTATTGACAGAATGGATACTTCCTAGTTTTGATGCAGAGATGATTAAAGAACACGTCTTTGAAATACAAGATATTAAAGTAATTAGAGCAATAGTAGAAAGAGATGTGAATAGGAGAATGAATGATGCCGTAGCTAAATATACAGTTAAGTTTGGTAAATATCCTACAATAGAAGAAGAAGCTGCATTAGAAGAAATTATGAAAGCTCAAGTAAGTGATATAGAGTTTGCTGAAATTATAGAAGGTTATTTAGACTTTGAAAAGAAAGTTTATATTGATATTAGTGGAGAACAAGACCCAATACAAGAAGTAGAGACATATACAAATATGTTAATGCTAATGGCACAGAATCCAAACATTTTACAAGACCCATCATTAAGAGATATGTTAGAAACATTAATGGCTAAGACGGGAATACAAACTAATTTAGGTAATGGAGGTGGAGCAGCACCACAAGCACCACCTGCACAGATAGCAGCAGGAGCACCAGGAGCTGGAACACCAGGAGCACCACAAGCATAATTATATGAACGATTTAACAAAAAAAGCAATACAGAACTTCTCTAACTCAGCACAATGGGAGATTATTAAAGATGGATATTTTATACCATTATTACAGGAAATTGAGAATGTTAGAAAACCTCTTAAAATAGGAGACCAAGTTATTGATGCAGAACACGCTTATTATGCTAAAGGATTAACAGCAACAAAATTACAAGAGATTATAGATACTATAGATAGAGCAAAACCAAGTTTAAATCAAACCTCTAGCGAGGATTTTGAATAGGAGAATAAACTCCCTAAAATTAATTTAATCACTAAAGATTTAAAAATGGAAGAAGAAACAAAGGTAGTTGACGACCTTACAGTCAATGATGAGCAAACATCAGAAGAAAGCAACGCTAACGAGGGAGAGCAGAAAGAAGGACCTTCTAAGGAACTTCAATCAGCAATCGCTCAAAAAGAACACTTCAGAAAGAAATATGAGGAAGCAATTTCTCATAACAAAACTGAAGAAAAACCCGCAAAGGAAATGATAGTAAAAGAAGTCGACACTTCTAGTCTAGAGGCAAAAGTAAAACTAATAGAATTTGCTCAGACACATGGGGATATTCAAGGTTCTGACATAAAGGAAATCATGGACATCGCTAAGACAAAGGGCATTACACCAGACGAAGCACTTGAGTTACCAATGATTAAAACTCATTTGGAAGCACAAGCTAAAGCTAAGGCTGTAGCTGATGCCATGCCTGATAGTTCAAGAGGTTCAAGAGGAACTCCTGAAAAACCTGTGAAAGAAATGTCAAGAGACGAACACGAAAAATACTATAATGACCTAACGGGAAACTAAACAAAGTAAGAGAAAAAACAATTATATGGCTATAGGAACAAACCATTATAGTGGTACTACTCTTGCTGGTGTTATTCCAGAAATTTGGACAAGTAAGTTAAACGATTTTTATCGTGCAGCTCTCGTCACAGCTAACTTTTTCACAGATTTATCTAGTGAAATTGATGGTGGTGGTGATATTTTCCACATACCTACATTTGCAGAAATGACTGCTAATGCTAAGGTTATTGGAAGCACAATAACATTGAACGAAACAACTGTTACAACAATCGACCTTACTGTTACTACTTGGTATGAGACTTCATTTATAATTGAAGACCGACCAGGTAGAACAATGAAACAAAGTTACTCAACTCAAGAACGAATGGCTAAAAATGCTGGTTATACAACTGCTGCTGTTTACGAAGATGCAATTATTGCATTATTCGCAAGCTTCACTCAGACAACTGGTGTTTCTACATCTAAATTACTTGATAGTGCTGTAAGAGCATCTATTGAATATCTAGATTTAGCTAACTCTCCTCTTGATGACAGAGCTTTTTTCCTACACCCAACACAATTCTGGAGCATGCAAGCCGATGACAAATTTGCCCTAGCAATTAATACAGCTGGTGCTGACCCAATTATGAAGAGACCTAATGCTCACCTATACGGAATTCCTGTATATATGAGTACTAGACTACCTGCAATTTCTGGTGTCAGTGGAGTTGGTAAAGTTAATTGCCTAGCTCACAAAGACGCTATCGCTCATGCCTCAACACCTGTAAGATTACAAGCTAACTATATTCCTGAATACTTAGGAATTTTAGTAACAGCTGACGTACAGTATGGTGCAGTAGAGAATAGAGATACATCTGGAGTTTATATTAAAACCTCAGCTTAAAATATTTCCTTTGAGTACTCGCTAGTCCGAGATACTCAAGGACTGGAAGGAAACAATTATGACAGTAAAAACAAACATAACCAGTAGAAGAAGGTCTATTACATTACCTGATGGCAAAGTAATAGAACTAAAACCTGGACAAAGTGTAAGAGATTTCTTTAAAAGGAAATAAGATGAGAGACTTAAAAATATCTAGGAATCGCCTAGAAACAATTAGGAGACTAGATAAAGAGAAAAAGAAGAGAGAACTAAAAAATAAAGTAGACAAATATGAATAACGTTTACATTGTTGGTGGGGACTATATGGGATGTAATTATCTCAGATGTTGGCTTCCAGCATTATACAATGGATGGAACTATAATTTTAGAGGACTTGGTAGAACAACTAGAGTTCCAGTAGAAGAGACAATGAAAGGATTGGCAAGTGCTGATGTTATAGTATTCCATAGACCAGAGAATGTTCAGCATCACAGAGCAGCAATAGGCTTAAAAGAACAAGCTGCATTAGAGGGAAGAGAAGTAAAGATAGTTTTTGATAACGATGATACATTTGAGTTAGATAAAGACCATCCATACTTTTCAAGTGAACAACTTAGTAAAGAGGAATTACAAGAAAGGTTAGAACAGAAACAAAACTTATTAAATAACTTTATATTAAATTCAGACCTTGTCACAACAACAACTGAGTATCTTGCTAAGGAATATAGAAAGATTAATAAGAACGTTGTAGTGCTACCTAACTGTGTTGACCCAGATGACTGGACAGAGGTACCACAAAGAAATGAAGGAGACAAGGTTAGAATAGGATTTACTAATTCAGTAGCATATGAACAAGATTATCAAGTTATAGGCGACCTTATAAGAGAACTAGATGAAGACCCTAAAGTTCAAGTAGTATTATTTGCACTTGACAAAAAAGAGAATAGATGGAAAGACCTTAGAAGTACTAGAACATTTAAAGAAGAATATAAATTCTGGGATAGTCTTAAAAACCTAGAACACGTAGAATGGGTTGAGATGGAAGACTATATGGACACATTAGATGACCTTAAATTAGATATATGTCTTATTCCTAGAAAAGATAGTAAGACTAATAAGGCTAAATCTAATCTAAAGTTTTTAGAATCAGGGATGTTAGAAATTCCTGTGATAGCTTCTAAGTTTGAAGACGGACCATACAACGAAGACATAGATGGAGAGAACGGTATATTGATAGATAACGACCCAGTAAAATGGAAAGAAGAAACATATAGGCTTATTAATGATAAAGAGTTAAGACGAAGTATGGGAAAAAAAGCTAAGGAATATACATTAAAAAATTATCATATAAAAGACCACTATCAAAAGTGGGAAGAAGCATACGAAACGCTTTATAAATAATATAAAAAATATGAAAGAGGACATTAAGGTAAAGGATTTAAAAATCATTAGAAATGTTGATGTTTTAAACCCAAAGATAGTAAAGATAATGAAACAGCGTGATGAGCTAGCTAAGAAAATAAATAAGTTTTCTAAAGACATAGAAGATACTCAAAGAGAACAAAGAAAGCTAGGTTTGAAAGCAGAGAGGCTTAAAGAGAAAATGAAACCATTGGTAGATATAGAACTCAAGAAGTTCCCTACAAATCAATGGGAACAACTAACTCAAGTAAAGCTAGGAAAAGACAAAGTAGTATTTGAGATAGTAGACTTTATAGAATCTTATAAGGGAAAATTACTAGAACAAAAAAAAGCTAATGGAAAAAAACACTAAAAACATAATAATCTTTTTAACTAATCTCTGGAGAAAGGTACAAGATTTTACCTTTAAAACAGAAGTTATTAATCAGATTGAAATACCTGAGGTAAACATTCCTGAGGTAAACTTCCCTGAATATCCTAGTGATATTAGGGTTAACAATATAGATGAAGTTAAGAGGACAATAGAGGGCAACACCGACAAGGTGCTTGCCTCTTTGTCTAAAGAATTGAAGAATTTAATACCAAAAGACAATAATAAGAAGGTTGTCAAAGAATTGAGAGAACTAGGAGATGTATTAGATGTAAAAGATTTAACGCCAGAAGTAATAGCAGAATTAAAGAAGATTGTCAAGCTATCAAATAGAAAAGATGTAGATTTAACTACAATAGAGAATTCACTAGAATCACTAAAATATATACTAGGTGAAGTAAAGAGATATGATGAGATTAAAGTTAGACTACCAGATAAACAAGTAAAGAAGTTATCAGAAAGTATGGCTACTTCTTATGTTGCTATGGGAGCTAAGAACGGGACAGCTACAGAATCAACACAGAAAAAGATATTAAATGCTGTAGGTGGTGGAACTGATGTATCACTTGGAACTTCTACTGCTGTTTCAGTAGGGGCAACTTCAACAACAATAATAGCGTCTAATGCAAACAGAAAGAGTATTACAATAGTCAATGATAGTGATGAAGAAATATATCTAAAATATGGAACTACTGCTGTTATGAATAGTGGTGGAAGATTAAATGCAAAAGGTGGAACACTAGAAGAAGATGATTATACTGGTATTATAACTGGTATTAGTTTAAGCGGAACTAAAAATGTAACAGTAACAGAATTAGTATGAATATAAATAATCCAACAGACACATCTGTTTTAGTGACCAGACCTGAATGGTATCAAAACGGATTTAAAGATGTTGATGGGGGTAACACAGATGATGATGTCGAAGTCACGTTTGTCGATGGTACTAGAACATTATCTGTTGGTCCTAAAGCACCATTAACTTCTATTGATTATTACCGAATGGGATATAAGTATTCTATTACAACCCCTCTCACTGTAACATTGGATGACGAAGATGGGTTGTGGGTATTTTATATCAATTCAACTGGGTTAGTTTCTTTGAAGAATCCTAGTCACGATGAAGTTGATGATGTGATAGAAAAAACAGCAATAGTAGCTTATGTACAATGGGATGCCACTAATAATTTAGGTAAGTTAATGTGGGAAGTACACGGAATGAATATGTCACCTGCTACTCATCATTGGTTGCACGATAATATTGGAGCAGTTTATAGAGAAGGAATGGCATTATCTGGAATGACTGTAGATACTGGAGGAGATTTAGACTCAGATGTTCAATTCGCTGTTTCTGAAGGTAAGTTTTATGATGAAGACATAGAACATTTAGTCACAGCAATTACGGCAGGAGATAATTATGATGTGTGGTATTTAGATGGAACTGATTGGAGATGGACTAATACAGATGTTCCTGGAAAACCAATCAGTGCAGGGAATAGAGCAGCATGGAATGATGCTGGAACTCAAACA